TTGGACACGATGGCCGCGATGGCGACGCCCAGAGCGACAGCGGCAGCGGCCACCACGAGGCCTGCCGGGATGCCGAAGAGGGTGGAGGTGAGGGCCGCGCTGATAGCGGCCAGCATCCCTTCGACGGCTGCGCCGATGGTGCCGATCATGCCGGCGAAGCCCGCATAGATGGCGGGAAACATACTCAGGAGGCCGCCAGAGAGGCCGGCGCTGATGGCTTTGGCCGCAGCGGCCAGCGGGACCTTGAGTGCGCCGAACACGCTTTTCAGGGTGCCGCCCATCTTGACGGCCATGGAGGAGATGTCGCCGAACTTGCCGGTGATACCCTCGAAGAGCGTCTGCCCGATGCTCCACGCCGTCTGCGCCAGACTGCCCGCCGCGTCGCCGAGAACGCCGTTCAGGCCGTCCACCAGCGAGAGGGCATAGTCGGTGAGCTGCTGTTTCTGCTTACTGGTCAGGCCGCTGTAGAGGGCGGATGCCGCCCACTTGCCGATGCCCACCCAGTCGCCGGATTTGACGGCGCTCCACAGGGTATCGACGGTGCCCAGCACGCCCTCGCTGGCCCGGTCTTTTATCTCGCTCCACAGGCCGTCGAGGGTGTCGGCGGCGCTGTCCTTGATGGTCTCGGCCACCTGTTCGGTGCCGTCGGCGGCGATAGTCTTGACGGTCTCCACCGTGCGGAGCGCCCCGTCGATGACCTTGTCCTGCGTCTGGGTGATGACCTGCTGCTGTTCGGTGGTGCCGTCCGCGAGGGTCTTGGTCACGGTCTGGGTGGTGGTCTTGACCCCGTCCACGATGGCCGTGGAGGTGTCCTTGACCGTGCTGACCAAATCCCGCACCGTCTCCATGGTCTGGCTGACCGTCCGCTTGCCGTCCGCCGCGATGGTCTCCACGGTCTTGATGTCCTTGAGCACACCGTCCACCATCTGACGGCTGGTGGAGGTGATGGTCTGCTTCTGCTGGGTCGTGCCGTTGGAGAGGGTTTCCGTGACGGTCTCGGTGGTCTTTGTCACGCCGTCCATGACCGCCGTGGTGGTGTCAGAGATGGACTTGACGATCTCCGCCGACGCCTGCTTTGTGCTGCTGGCGGCTTTCTGGGCGGCGCTTGCGGCGGCAGAAGCGGCAGACGCCGCGTCAGAGGTACCGGAAGAGCTGCCTGCCCGGTCAGCCTGAGCCTGCGCTACACGGCTATCGTGCAACTGCTGGCGGCGCTGGCGGTCTGCATCCGTGGTGGTGTTGGTCTTGGCGGGCGTTTTGCTGGCCTTGTAGTCGTCGTAGCCGTCGAAGCCTGTATACCCGTCTTTGCCAAGGAAGCTGTTCAGCTTGTAGCTCAGCTTATCCAGCCAGCCGATGGCCGCACCGATGGTGCTCTGGGCAATTCTGGCGACGGCCTGAAACGCCCCATTCACGATGTTGCGGAAGGTCTCGCTGGTGTGGTAGGCTGTCACCAGCCCCGCCGCCAGAGCTGCCAGAGCGGCCACCACAAGCCCGATGGGATTGGCCGAAAGCACGGTATTCAATGCCGCCTGTGCCACTTGCAGACCGGTAGCTCCTGCGGCGGCAGCTTTATGGGCCGCAGCCATCGCGGTGGTGGCAGCGGTTTGCAGCGCCGTGATGGCCGTAGTCGCTGCCACGGTGGCTTTATAGCTCAGGACTGCCGCCGTGACGGCCACGACCGCGGCCGTCAGGACGCCGATGGTCTCCTTGAGCGCGGCCATTTTGGAGTCGTCCTCGGTGATGGAGACGACCAGCTCGTTTGCCTTGACGATGATGTCCCCGAGCGCCGAGAAAAGCCCGCTGGTCAGTTCACCGGTCAGCGCGGCCACGTTGTCCTTCAGGGTGGACAGCCTGCCGTTGAAGGTCTGGCTGGCCTCCAGCATACCGTTGTAGAACTGCCCGCCCTCACTGGTGGCAGCAGCCACGGCGGCTTCCAGCTCATTGAAGCTGACCTTGCCGTCCGAGATGCGCTTGTAGAGGGCGCTCATGCTTTCGCCAGTGGCGTCGCAGATCTGATTGAGCGGGTTGAAGCCCGCGTCGATCATCATGTTGACGTTTTCCAGCGTGACCTTCTGGGCCGAGGACATCTTGCCGTAGGCCCGCACGAGGGTCTGGAGCTTGTCCGCGTTGCCCAGCGAAATATCACCCAGACGTTTCAGTACGCCGGTGGTGTCGTCCGCCGCGACGCCGAACTGTAAGAGGGTCTGGGTGCCTTCGGTCAGGTCGGACAGGGAGAAGGGCGTGCTTGCGGCCATCCGGCGTATCTCTTCCAGCTTCTCGGCGGCAAGCTGTTCGTCGCCCAGCATGACCTTGAAGTTGGTCAGATAACTTTCCATGCTGCGGTTGTAGTCCAGACCGCTCTTGACCACGCTTTGCAGGCTGGATGCAGCTTTCTTGGCAAAGTCCGCGATGAGCTGGCCTGCGGCCACTGTCCACTTGCTCGTGGCTTTCTCAGCCGGGTCACTGTTGAGCTTTACTTCGCCGGTGATGGAAAAATCTGCGGCCAATGTGTCCACCTCTCTTTACGAAAAAGAGCGCAGGCACAGTGGCACAGGCTTAGAGTTTTATTTCGATTTCTTTGCGGCAGGCCGGGTTCTTGCATTTGACCCAGATGCCCCGGGCGCTGGCTTCCGGGATGGCCCAGACCGGCAGAGGCCGGCCGCACAGGGGGCAGAGCACCGGGGCGCGGTCAGCGCCGGAAGCGGGCCGCAAAGGCTTCGTTGCGGTCTTGCAGGGTGACAATGCGACCGCCTCCTTTCCGCAGGGCGGCGGGCAGAGCGAAGCGTTCTTTCAGCTCGGCACGCCGCTCCCGCTCTTCGCCCTGAAACTGCGTGAGGTCAGCCGTCCGGAACCCGATGATCTTCACCAGCTGGGTCTCCTCGGGCAGGTTCGACATGAGGGCCTTGAACCGCCACCAGTGGAGCCTTGCCCGGGTGAGGTCGATGCAGTAAGCCTGCTGGAACGCGGCCACGATGGCGGGGCCGTCGGTGACGTAGTCCAGCGCCAGCTCCTCGGTGCGGCTGCTGCCGGGGCGGTCGGCCACCTCCTGCGGGCCTGCGGTGTAGAACTCTACCAGAGCCTTGAAAGCGTCCACCTCTTCCTCCGGCGGGACGGCCACGCGGTAAAACCGGCGCATGGTTTCCCGGGCCAGCTCAGGCAGGCCCTTTTCGTCCTCCGGAAGGCGGAGATACTGCCCGTTGAACCAGACCATAGGCCGGAAATCCCAGTCGATGGGCCTGCCTGCCCACGTGAGGGGCAGCTTGTCCAGCAGGATGTCAGCCATTTTCCAGAGCCGCCAGCTCGGTCAGAAGCTGCCTGCGGCGGGCGGCCTTATCCACCCGCTCCACCATCTGGGCGGCGGCAGGCTGGGCCGGATAACTCACGGGCGGCTTGTGCTTGTCCTTCTGGCGCTTCTCAGCCCGGCGCTGGGCGCGGTTCTGGGGGACGGCCGCCGGGCGGGAATAACGAGCCTTCTCAGCAGCGGCTGCCTGTGTGATCTCGTCGAGGACGTCGTACAGACGGCTGACATCGTTTTCGTTCAGCCCCAGACGGGCGGATGCCCCTGCGCCCAAGATCTTGTCGAGGCCGCGCATGGAAACGCGGGCCTGTGCGCGGAGGCGGTCGCCCAGGCGGACATTCTCCCGTTCGCACCGGGCTGTCTCGGCCTCACCCTCCCGGGTCATCTCGTCCAGTGCGTCCTCCAGACGGTCGAGGTCGTTGGCGTTCAGAAGCGAAAAATCAAATTCCTGTCCATGGATCAGCATTTATCGGTACTCCTTTCTCTCAGCCCGCGACGGCGGTGTTATAGTCGAACTCAGCCGGGGTGCCGATGCCCTTGAAATCGGCGGCAAAGGTGGCATTCGCGCCGGCGCTGCCGCCCACATCGCTGGTCAGGATGAGCGCGCCTTCGCCCTTCTCGCCCTTGCCGGTGCGGAGAGAGAAGTAAACATAAGGCACCACCACGCTCTGGCCGGATCCGAACGCGATCTTGTGGGAGAGCAGAAAGTCCTGAAAGGCGTCGCCCACACAGCGGTCGCCCTGAATGGAGAGAGTGCGCTGGGTGCTGCCCTTGGTGGTGACAGGGCCGGTGCGGATGTAGGTGTTGTCTGTGGTGGTGGCGTTCAGTGCGCCGCTGTGCTCCCTCACATGGTCAGCGCAGACCACCCAGTTTTTTACGTCGGTCTGGCTGGCCTCGGTCTGGACAGCCAGCAGGAAGTCGTCGGTGGTCTCCACGCCGGTATAGTCGGCGTTGGGGGTCAGGCCCGACAGCTTGACGGCTTCGGTGACAGTCATAGGAAAAACTCCTTTCGTTTCAGCCCTTGGGCTGGTAATATTCGAGCCGGAGCTGCATCTGCATCTTACAGCTGCCCGACTCGGCCGTGACGATGTAGCCGCTGGACGTCACTGAAACGCGCAACGCTTCCTTGCGGCCATCCAGCCGGGGCAGATGATGCCGGTCGTTCTGGGACAGCACCCATTCGGTCAGCTGCTCAAAAAAGCCGCTGTTCGCGATCTGGACGCTCTGGGCCTCGCTATAGTCGCGGCGGCTGACGAAGATGTAGCTCTTGGCGAGGTTGCGGCCGGAAAAGAAAACAGCCGTCACCGGGTCGGTGGGGCTGTCCTCGATGGAAAACTCGGCCACAGGCTCCGGCGAGAGGCCGGAAATGCGGAAGGCCGCGCCGTTTTCGCTCTGCTCCTCGGCGATGAGGGGGCAGGTCTTGAGCCACTCCCGCATGGCCGTGATGGTGGCTTTCTCGCTCATAAGTGGCCCATCCCTCCCCAGAAGGTCTTGACGGCCTTGGCAGCGGTAAGGGCCAGTGCCTCGCCATAGTCGGCAATGGCTCGCTGACCCCAGTAGGAGCCGCGCAGACCGGTGTCTCCGTGTAGTGCTTCGCCCTCGGGGTGCAGATAATACTGCTTGCGGGCATAAGGGGTATTGTAGACCAGAAGTCCTTCATCGTATTTACTGGCCTGATTGACGCTGTTTTTCAAAGAACCAGTGTCGAATGGCACATAGCTGTCGATGAGCCGCGCGGCTTCCTGCGCAAGGGCGAACTGGGCCTTTTGCAGGGCGGCGGTCTTTTCTGCGCCGAAGTCGGGACGCCAGCTCAGCTCCATCCTGATGCCGTCCACCTGATATTTCAGGCCGTAGGGCTGGGCCAAAATGGGCTTGGACATGAGGTGTCAGCTCCCTTCCACATGAAAATGCGGCAGCGGGACGCCCCGGTTGTCTGAGACGTCCGCCACCGTACAGCAGATGTGCGTTTTCTCGAGAGCGGCATACTCGGCCTCGGTAAGGCTGCGGACAGTGCCGCAGAGGAGCTTGCTGCCCCGCTTGAGCGTCCAGTGTGCGGCTTTCTCTGCCGGGGGCAGACGCGCCCACTGGGGATAGGGCAGATAGCCCGGCGCAGGCGGGAGGCGGATATGCACCACCCTCTGGGGGTCGCCGGAGGCCGAGGTGCGGCGGGTCTCCCGCCAGCTGCACCCCGTGAGAACCTTGCAGACCGGCTGGTCGGCTTCGGTGGCCGTGTCGTGCAGCAGCATGACGACCGTGACGGGCGTCTGCATCAGAAACACCCCCGATACAGCAGGCCGTGGGGGTCACTGCCCAGTGTGTTGGCGAGGATGCCCTGTGCCTCTGCCGCCAGCCGTTCGGCCAGTACGCCGGAGGTGAAGGTCATGGACACGCCATCGTTGGAGACGCTGGACGCGCCGGGCGGCGTGCAGGCGCTCTGCACAGCGTTCGCTGCGTCGATAATCTGGATGCAGGCGTCCGCCAGCGCCTCTGCACA